GCTTATTCGCGTTCGCCGTGATAGTCGCTTTTGTGACTTCAGTCATCGTTTTCCTCGTCGTTGTCGTCCGCACTTAGTTCGTTGTCGAGCCGTTCACTTATCCCCTCGGGGCTAATATCACCGAGGTATCTGTCCAACACGTCGAGTGAGGTAACGTTCTCTCCAGCGAGATTTCTCACGTCCGTATGTACGTCGTCTTCGACGTAGACGGAAACGTATTCGTCCTCCGGGACCTCCATGATGTTCTCCTCAATATCGTCTGGGAGGAGAGCGCGGACAGCATCGCTGAGGGTGTATTCGGTCCCCTCAACAGCGTCTTTCAGCTTTTTCCGCCACGCCCGGGGAACGCGGATTCCTTTGAGATTACGCTGCTCGGTAATCTCCATCTTCATGACCAACCCACGACCGATACCGTCGATCGAGAGAAGTGTCTGGTCATCCTCTTCGAGGACCTCTTCAGCGGTTTCGTACCCCGCTTCTTTGAGTATCTCCTCGGTTTTTGAACCGACACCCGCGAGTCGCTGGAGTTCAGTCATCTGTCCATCGCCCCGGGTTACCTTCCACGACACTCACATATCCGTCCATGACGCTTTCGAGCATCGGGTCCTTGCCACTCTCTTCTAAGTCACGAATCTCCTCACACACCTGCTGGTGCTTATCGAAGGTCGGGTAGCGAAGTCCCGTGTAACTGAACTTCGACAACCCGTTCTTCTGAAGCTGGCCGACGGGTTCACCGTCCGCACCTTCGACGAAACGAAGGACCTGATCGACCTTGTACGTGTTATCCCGTTCACCGACGGGTTTCTTCGGGTTACCGTCTTCGCCCTCCATGATCGCTTCGTAGTCGTCCGTCTCCATCGCTGTCCAGTACAGGTGGAACGGAGTATCGATCATGACTTCGCGGAATCGCTTATTGTGATACCGCTTGATCACCTTCCAGTCACTCTCTTTCGAGCGACCCATGTTCGAAGACAGGTTGACTTCGTCGAGCGTCTTCCCCTGATACGCCTTGCTCACGTACTTCTGCTTCGACCACTCCCACATCTCGCTCATCGAGTCAACGACGATCGTTCCGCGGTGGCCCTTATCGAGGTACTTTCGGAGAACCTCAATCGCCTCGTCGAGAGCGTCGCGCGCTTCATCGTAGTCGTCAGGTTGCCAGATGTAGGTAACCTTGTCCTCGAACTTGGAGGCGAGGTTATGCGCCTTCCCCTCTGTGTCGATAATACAGACGGGTTGCGGCATGGTGTAACCGAAGTGGGTCTTTCCTTTGCCAGGCTGAGCCCACCCGAGGATACGCCAGAGGTACGGTTGCTCTGCTGCCTCGTTCGTGTTCATGGCGTTCGGAGCAACCGCCCCTACATCAACCTCATCGATCGACCCTGTCTCGTCGTCTAACGAAGACACGTCGGTCGTCTCCGTTTCTTCAGTATCGTCCGACGTATCCCCGTCGCTTTCATCAGCGAGGTTGTCTACGCCCAGCTCATCGAGGTCATCTTGGTCGACTTCTTCGATCGATTCGTCGTCCGTTTCGTCTTCGACCTCTTCGTCTTTGCTATCGTCGTCTAGGTCGTCTCTAACCTGTTTCAGACGACGCTCGTAGATGTCTTGCGCGGACGAACGAGTGTCCATCTTTCCGGCTTTCGAGATAAGAACACCGTCGTCAATCTCTTTGTAGTTATCCTCCAGAGTCGAGACAGTAATCGACTCTACATTCTCATTCTCGACCGCTTCAGCGAACCGCTCAGAGAACGACTGCTCGGAGTCGTCCTCATCAGGTTCTTCGTCGTCAGCATCGTCATCTGCCTCATCGATGCTTCCCACGTCGTCACCCCACCCACCGAGGTCGTCGGACGTTTCTTCTTCCTTCGTAGTTTCCTCGGGTTCGGAAGTGTCTTCTTCTGCCTCTTCATCCAGGTCGTCAGCGTCTTCGTCCATTCCCCAGCTCATAGGCTCTGTGTCTCCGTGCTATCGTCGTTGTTACCGCCGCTACCGCCGTTGCCATAGTCGTCGTCGATCGGCATCGAGATGTACGGAACGATACCGACCACGTTCATCACCACCTGACCCTTGTTGTCTCCCTCATCTGAACGTGTGATAGTACCGTAGAAATCACACTGCGAGTCATTTCCGTACTCCATCATGTCGGGTTGCGTCCACGCAGTGAACCCAGCGCTACGATCGTCACCACCCGTAATCTCGTCGCGTAGGTCGTTCGGGTCGATCACAGTATCGTCGAGAATGTTGTAGACACCCCACTCTCGACCACTATCAGCAACGTCTTGATAGTGATCGACGATGTACCCGCTGATACGCTTCAGGTCGCCTTCGTGCGAGAAGTCATCAGAGTCAGTAACCGACAGGTGATCGCCCACATCCGCGAGCGTGGCTTCGTCTTCGATCTGGTTGTTGATCACCTTCCGCTTACCGTCCTTGCTGTCGGGAAGGTCGTCGAAGTTACCCTCCTCGACTTTTGTCTGATCAGACGACCAGCAGGAGTAAATCGGAGTCGGGTCAGGATCACCCGTCGCCTTCACGTCTCCTTCCTGGAGAGACGTCCAGGCCTTCAACTCGTTGAGCGGACGGAACTTCGCCTTCAGGTCATGAAGATCAACACCATCCGACTCATCGAAGATGAACACACCGATACCCACCGGTTTGTCATGCGGATTTACGATACCGTATGCGAACAGAACGTCTCGCTCCTGGACGTCTGGGTTGTTGCGCCCCCAGCGTCGGATACCACCGTGACCGAGAGCGAGAGTCGGAATCTCGACCACGTCTCGATCGGGTGAAGACGTGCGGTCGTCGCGCATGATCTGCGACCTGACCATACGCACCGCGAAACTCTTCACCTGATCCTCGCTCAGGTCGTCCTCAGCGTTTTGTTTTGCGTCGCTTAGTTTCGCTTGATATTTCTCCTTCAGGTCAGAGATGTCTTTCCCCGTCTCGTCTGCGATTTTCTGTAGTTCTTGCGCCACATCTGTCATAGCGTATCTCCTCGTTTCATCTGCGTCTTTTCGTTTACCGTACCCCCGTGTAAAGGGTCGGTTCTAAATTACCCCGTGAGAATAGATCTATCTCCGCCCCGAAAATTGGAGACCAAGTCTTAATAGTGCTGTCGTCATAGCTGTTGCTGTAATAGTTGTAGTAGTAGTATTATAGTAAGATCATAGAAGATACCATGGAAGTAACAGACCTAACCGGCGTTGGCCAAGTAACGTATAATGATAAACTGAAGCCTGCTGGCTTCGATACGATCGACAAGATAGCTAAGTCGAGTATCGATAGCCTCGTAGATGAAGCAGGTTTATCAGAGAACAAAGCAGAGAAGATATATCAACGTGCTAACCGTGAAGCTGTAATTCTACAGTCAGGACAAGACGTCCAAGACGAATACGATAGCAAAGGATATGTGACGAGTGGAATGGACAAGTTAGACGAGATGTTAGGTGGTGGTTGGGAAGAAGGATTCCTGATCACATTATCTGGTGAAGCTGGTTCTGGGAAGACACAGGTAGCTTTCAATTCGATGGTCCATGCTGTTGAGGAGTCAGGTGATCCCGCTGTCTATATTGAAACTGAGCCTAACCGTTATCGGCCAGAACGACTTCGGTCGTTGTCAAACAAGGAAGACACTCAGCAAGACATATATCGTATAAAGGCATATGACCTCGAAAAACAGAAATTAGCCTACGAGAAGGTGCGACAAGCCTTTGATGAAGTGTCTCTCGTTGTCGTTGACTCCTTCACTGCCCGATTCCGGTTAGCAGAGCAATTCGATGGACGAGGTTCACTGAGTCAACGATCAGAAGAAATGGGAGCGCACCTTCGTAGGTTAGAAAAGTTGTGTGACGAATTAGGAGCTCCTGTTCTACTTACTGCTCAGGTTTACGGAAATCCGAGTGGCTTCGGTGCTGGAGACGCTGTTTACGGTGGTTCGCTGATGCAGCACACGGTATCTTGCTTCGTGAATATGAAGTCCTCATCTGGTAATCTGAAGGAAGCACAACTACGTGGCCATCCTGGTCGAGCAGACGATGAAGTCAACGTAAACATCGGTGAGAATCAGCTCGAAGCGGTCGATAACATCTAGTAGTAAATTCTAAACCTTATTATAAAGCGAGCTGACTAACGTTTTCCAAAGAAGCGGTGGTTAGTGTGCGATAATTCTTTGATCAGGTTTCTCTGTTTTACTACTGTACCCGTTCAAAGTAGTGTACTGTACGTTCTTACCCTCATATGCGTTTCTAAAGACGGTTTAGTTTTCAAGGTTTACCGGGTTTTGAATTCTGCGAGATGTTGAAGTGTCGCTGTTGGGAACACACTATAGAGACAATCATGCCAGACGGTAGACCTAAATTCCGTAAGAAAAAGACGCGCGTTGAGGTCGCTCTCGCCAAGTACTACGGGCTTGGTGAGGAAGATCCTTGGGAACTCGATCGTATCGCTGACTACCTCAACGTTTCTCGTTCGACGATCGAGGACTACGTGTATAATAGCGAGATGGCCGAGGAGGTCGAGCGTGCCGCCGCCGAGGCACAAGCACGCACTCGCATGGATATCGTCGTCAAGCTCAAGAACGAGCTACAGAAGCTCGAGGATATTGAAGACGACCTTCTCCAGGCGAAAGAGACAGTCATCTCGTCGTACACTCCCAAGAACGTAGAAGTCAAGGTCAATTCTCCTGAAGGTGTTCACTTCGACGATGAAGCAGGTAGTCCTACAGTAAGCAC